ACATGGAAGTATTCTAAATCGTCAAAGATTGCAGAAACCTCAGAAGATACAACGATCCAGTTAGCACCACCTCTAAGAGTTGACTTGTGGATTTGTGCTGACAATTGGTTGATTGCTGTAATCAATGTTTGGTTCCAATCTTTTTGAGTGTAAGAAACAACTTGTTTAAGTCTTCTCCATCCGTTATAATCCCATCTTAAATTCCAAGCTGCACCTTTTCTAAGATCTCTCAAGATTTCTCTATCGATTTCTGCCGCTACTTGTTCAGATAATAAAGCTGTTAATTCAGCTTCAGCGTCGATGTTATGGAATGCAGAAACGTCTTGTGCCAATTCAGGTGACCATTGTGCTCTTAGTTTTCTTTCTGTAACAGATACAGTAACTGATTCAAGGTCAAAAGAAACTTCACCGATTCTATCTTCAAATTCCATTTCTTTATATCTTTTATAAACAACTGTAAATGCTGTTCCTGAAGTAACTGCTGATAATGTTGCTCCTGTGTAACCATCTAAAGAAGATGCGTCACAATCTGCACATACAGGACAAGAAAGATCAACTTCTAAATAGATTTTACCATTTTGGTCACATACGTTATCGTAATAACCGTCATTTCCACCAGCCCAAGCCGCTTGAGTTGATGTGTAAGTAGGACTAACGATTCCTTTACCGTATTGTTGAGTAACTACTCTATAAAGTAATGGTGTGTTAGATGCAACAGTACAAGGAGAAGAAGGATTAACAACTAAACCAGCACCTTTAGTAACTCTTAAATCAGATAAGAAAGATTCTGTATCGATTTCATTACCGTCAGGACCGATTAGTTTACCAAGACCTGCACTTGCAAATCCACCAACTTCAATAATAACTTTTCTAACATTTGTTGTTTCATAATTAGTCTCATTAGCAACTAAAGATCCGTTAGACCATGCAACTGTAGTTACACTTGGTGCAGTAACTGCTGTCCACTCACCTTTAGAGTAATCAAATAATCCTGGTGGATCTAATGCTGCCTCAGCACCTTCATAAAATAAATCATAAAGATTTTTAGCGTACTCAGTACCATCGTTATATCCTGTACCAACACCAACACCTGTAGCATTTGGTGCTCCGATTGGTTGGTTGTGAATACCATTAGTTGCGGTACTTGTACTAGTATAACCTTGGATTTTAGGTACAAAGTAGAATAATTTACCAATTGGTAAGTTCATTGCTTGTACAGATACTAAATCGTTAGCTAATAATTTAGAGAATACTCTTCTAACGATAGGGAAAACAACTGTTTCAAATGAACCTGAACTATCAGTTGCTGCCGCTTCATTAATTAAGTGAGACGCTTGGTTTTCATATAATTGTGCCATGTTCTCTTTAACGTGTCCTTTAAGACCGTCTAGGAATCCTAATCTATCCCATTTGTTGATTGTATCTTCTTTGATAACTTTAAGGTGTTTTAAACCGATGTTACCAACAAGACCTGATTCTAATAATGCTCCCATTTTTTTATTTTTTAATTAGAGTTTATTTTTTATTTTATGTATATAAATATACAGTAATTTTAAAAAGTTTATTTTTTATTTAATTTTTGTCATTAAATCCTTCATTCTCAAGAATTGAGGATTCTCATAAGTTTTACTTTCAATTAAGTTAGTTGAAGATCCGTTCTTAGGTGTTTTAATTACTGTTCTTTGTACAGATTCGTTAATAGACCCATTTCCTTTACCTTCTTCTAATTCTTCTTTGATTGTTTTATAAAGATTTTTTGATTCTTTAATTGATTCTACATTATCAAATCTTCTAAGAATATTAATCTTTTCTTGTTTTGTTGTTGAGTGTTCTGTAAATAATCTAGTTGCGTAAGCCAAATTAGAATTGAAAGTCGCTACTTCGTCTAATTTATTTCTAAAGAAATCTAAAGCCTTTTTATATTCTTCATTTTTTTCTCTTAATAAATTAACTTCAGAACTAAAAGATTCTACTTCAAGGTGTCTTGGTGCTGTTCTAGGTTTTGGTAAACCTTTTCTACCCCATTTTCTTCCGTTACCTAAAGTTCTTGCCGCTTCTGTTTTTTCTGGTTCTAATCCCATACCTTCCATCGGTACTATTCCATCTTCTAAATAGTCTTCATCCATCCATCCTTCTTCCATTTCGTCACGTTCTGTTTCTGTAACTCCATGTTTAATTGAAGGGTATTTGAATTTAGGACCTTTACCTGTTTTTCCTCTACCTCCAGATTTCATACGTTCTTTAGAAAAACCTTTCATATTAACTGAAGATTTTGACATACCTGTTCCTGGTTTACCCATTCCCATTCCTTTCGCCTTAAACGCTTCTAAAACTGATTCAAGTTGTTCTTGATCAATTTCATAAACATTTTCATCGTATTCGCGCATTTCAGGTTCCATGTCTTCTTCATACAAATCGTCTTCAAAACCGTAGTCGTATACTTCGCCTTTGTCCTCGTCTTCATAATCTTCAAAACCATAACCATCTTCAGTTTCTAATTCGTAGATTGTTTCATTCCACTCACCCTCGTCCATATAATTTTCCATCATATTCATTTGTTCGTTAGGGTTTGATTCACCACCAAAGGTTATCAAATATTCAGTATTTGAATTATTATCAACAAGGTGGATATCTCCATCGTCTTGTTTTTTAATAATAATACCGTCTTGATCACCCATTGCCTTGAAAACTCTTAAAACTTCTTCAGGAGAAGCCTGAGTCATGTCAAGTGGTGGCATTTCTGCCTGATTATCACCCGGTACACCTGCTTGAGGCATTTCAGGTTCTTCTACATCCTCTACATCATCTTCATCTTCAACTTCGATTTCATCTTCATCTTCAACTTCGATTTCATCTTCACCTTCAGGTGCTTGTTCTTGTTCATGTAGACTTTTTTTTCCTTTTAAGGATTCTTTTACTAATTCACCGATTTCTTCCTTCATAGTAGAAGCAAGTATTCCTTTTGCGTTTTCACTGATTGCTTCTTCAATTGCCTTAATTTGCAATAAAGTTTCTTCAACCACAGATTTATTTTTTTCCATATAAAATGCAATAATTTTTGCTTGTATTGGTTTATTTTATTAATAAATATATGGTTAGTTAAAAAAAGTTTAGTTTTTTTAATTTTATGATTAACAAAAAATATATACACAAAAAAAGGGAACACATTTTGTATTCCCTTTTTAATAAAAATTTTACTTAAAGATTATTCAATTACCTCATCAATTTTACTTTCAACAATTGCAGTTATTCTCCAATCCATCGTGTAAGTTTCATAAGCTTTAGTTACTTTTGCCTCAACATCTGTTGGGTTATACCCCTTAACTAATTTTTCTTCTTTAAGTTTTTTTACTTTTCCTGTGTTTTCATCAACCATGTCGGTTGTTACTTTTGCTACAAAATATTTTTCATCCATGTCTTATAATTTATTTATCCAAATAATCGGATAATCTTTTCATTAAGTCAATAGATTTACCTAAAGGATTTGAATCTGATTCTATATTTTGATTCTCAGTTAATTTTTCTTCGTACTTTGGTCTATCTTCTTTATTTAAATAAAGATAGGCTCCTGGCGTAGATGGTGATGATACAAGGTCAAAACATATTAGTTCAAAGTCATCTTGTACTTCATTTTGTTCTCCTTTTTTAACTAATGATCCAACACCTCTTGAAGATACCCCCATAGTAACACCTTGTCTCATCATGTTTGCGGCAACGTCTCCTTTAGAAGAAATAATACCTCTTTCATGAAATCCAGGTGAAGTTAATAATTTAATTTTTCCCATTAATACGTTATCTTCCCACCATACGTCAGTAATTAAATGAGCAACCCTATCTAAATCAATAAGTGAAGATTCAGGGTGATTAAGTTCAGAAATTGACATTCCTCTATTAATCATTTCCTTATATTTTTCGGCTTCTCTTTTTAATATTTTTTCAGGGTAGATTCTACCATTCCTATTTGGTACTCCATATTTTTGTAATGTTGCATAAAACACAAAAGGTTTAGAATGGTCTAACTGTCCGTAAGATTCTTTTATTACTTGGCTGTTTCTATATTCATTTGGGTTAATAATCCCAGCATCCCACTCAACTAAAATTCCTTTACCTGTGTCACTTGGTCCTAATATTTTCATAATATATTTTTTAAAATAAATATTAGCTAATCACAGTTTCTTTAATTTTTGTTTTACTTAATGTGAAATACTTTGATTTTTTTAAATCATCATGATATATAGATGATATTATTTTTTTAAGTTTACTTCTTAAAATTAATGACTTGAAGTCTAAAGATTTATCATGTACAAATAATGTTATTTCTAAATTTAAAAAACTTTTTTTATTTTTTTGTATCCCGCTTGTTCTTAAATCAAGATCGACAATTTGTTTTTTTTCAAAAGTTGTAAACTCAACAACCTCTAATAATGTGTGTAAAATTTGTCGTTTTAAAATTCCTGTAATCCTATTCCAATTTTCTTCATCTGTTATTGGTTCTATCCAAGTTTGTAGTACAACATAAATTGATTTTAATTCTTTTGAGTCAACTGTACCGTAGTGACATTTTGCATCATCAAAAATGTTTAGTTTTGATGTCTTTCCTTTTTTCATTTTTCATTTCTTACAAGTTTATTGTTTTAACAATTATAATAAAACTTTAAGGACTTGTCAAAATTTAAAAAATATCCTAATATTTATATAATAAAACCAAAAAAATTTATGATAATAGTTCCAGTAAAAAACGAAAAGTCTTTAGAACAAGCATTAAAAACTTATAAATTTAAAATTTATAAAACAAAACAAATTCAAAAATTACAAGAAAGACAGGAGTTTACAAAACCCTCAGTTAAAAAAAGAGCACAAAAAAAGAAGGCTCAATATAGACAAAAAAATCAAACTTCTTCTTGATCTTTTTTATTATCAATTTTTTTTCCAAATATCATTTCTGTAGATGTTAGACCTAAAGAACCAAAGGCTAATAGTCCAATAACATCAACTAAACTTTCATCAGGACAAAGTTTACCTTGTGAAAACACAGACACCATTAAACTTACAATTAAACTTAAAACACAAATAACACCAACAAATCTTTTAGATGATAAAGTTGTTGATCCTGAACCTAAAAGAGATTTAAAAAATTTTGTCATAACCCCTCATTAAGTTTTCTTAATTTATATAAATTATAATGATCAATTTTTGATTCATCTAATTTTTTTATAGTATTATTTATTTTTTCTTTTAATTCAAAATCTTTAGATTCGTTTAAATTGTTTTTTAATTTTGTTTTAACGTTTTCTTTTAAATTTTCAATTTCTTTTTTAACATCATCTAAACTTAAAGAAATAATACTACTTAATTCTTTTTTATCTTGTTCACTAATATTTGAAAATTTTGAATTTATAGTTTTATTTGCGACATTAATCATTGCGGATAAAGGTAAATTTAAATTTTCAGGTTTTTTATTTTCTTTTTTATATTCTATTAGTGTGTCTTTAATTTTTTTCTTAGATTCTAAAATATTTTCTAAATTTCTTATGGAATTATTATATATAGGATAGTCTATGTCTTTATAGTTGTTAACCTCTTTAGAATAAATAGATGAAATCCATTTATCTATTTTTAATAGCTTAGGTGTATTACTTTCTATTAAAAATTGTGAATATTCTATAGATTCATTAACATAATCTTCAGCAATGTCTTTATCTAATCCCTTATTTGTGTTTAAATCGTCGTATATTGAATACAATTCCGCAACGTCTTTATTTTCTAAAACCATATATTTAAACTGATTCATAAATGATTTAAATTCTTTTTTACCGTATAATTCAGTAAAGACGTTTTCTATTTTTGTTTTAATTGTTCCAAATGTATTCATATCTTAATTTTAATATAAATATTACTTATTAATTAAATCGTTAAGTTTTTTATCAATTTCATTAATTGTCACTCTACCTTTTGATAAATCTAAAAAATCTCTTCCATTAAATAATGTTTCCTCTAAAAGTAAATCCAAATCTTTTCTAACTAATCTTTCAGTTGTTGGTGGTGGGGCTTCTTCCCCCGCCGGTTCAGGTGCCGGTGGTGGTGGAGCACCTCCCCCTGCAGGTTCGGATGGTGGTGGTGTGGTACCACCAGCTGGTGTTGCTGCGCCCGCAGTTTCGGTAGAACCTGTTTTTTGTATGTATAAATCATCTAAATTATCAAATATTCCTGTTTTAGTTAAAACTTCAGGTGTTTTTGCCAATTCACCAGCTACTGCCCTTTCAATTCTTTGTTGTTGTATGTCTAATTTAATTTCTTCATCAGAGAAACCTAAAATATGTTTTTTAGCCCAAGATGCTGATGTTGGTGATATTGTATTAGCTATTTCACTAACCGCTTCTTTATAAATTGCAAATTTTTCTTTCCAAACTTCTAAATTTAATAATTCGCCCTGTTTAGATGGGTTATTTAAACTTAAAGTAAAGTTTGTTAACTCGTCTTCAAACCCTAATAAAAATAAATGAACGATAGCTATTTTATTTAATTCAGCCAACATTGATTTTTGAATTCTATTAATTGTTCTTGCAAATCTAATGTCAAGTAAAGATAAGTTTTTACCGTCCCCAACCGCCTCTTCAAATCCTAAATA